TTTGGAAGTACCAACACATTCAATTGATGATATCATAAGCTTGGAAACAACTTTCCATGCCTTACCAACCTCAGTTGACGCTGTAGACGAAATAGACTTAGTCTTTGTCGGACCAACAGTAACATAACTTTAGAAGGGAGGGGCAACCCTCCCCTCATTTAACCAGGAAACAGAATGACAGAACAAGAAAACAAATCAGTATCACTAGCGAGTTTATTAACTCCAAGCAAAACAGTAGCAGTAGACTATCCCAGCATGGCTGGATTTTCTGTTGACCTTTGCTATCTAGCGAGGGAAGAATTACTAAAACTACGAAGTCGTTGTCTTTCTCAAAAGTTTAATCGTAAAACGAGAGCTTTTGATGAACAATTAGATGAAGACAAGTTTTTAGTAGAGTACGTAAAAGCTGTAATCAAAGGATGGAAAGGCTTAAAATATTCTTACCTAGAAGAGCTTCTATTGGTGGACATTAGTAGTCTTGATCCCGACGATGAACTTCTATTTACTCAAGAAAATGCTGAAACGCTGATGAAAAACGCAGCGGATTTCGACACTTGGGTTACAGAAGTAACAGGTGATCTAGAAAATTTTACCAGAGCCAAGTAAATCAAATACTTGGTCTCTTAGACAAACAATATAAAGACGGACAACTAGCTTTTGACACTTACATAGATTTATGTGAGCAACGAGGAGAGGATCCCGACTTTAATGAAATGCCACCGACTACCGAGGATTATCCTATGGAAGTTCAGGTGGCTTTTTTATTGCACGACCTTTTACCAGATCGCTGGGAAGGTATGAGTGGTTCTTATATGGGAAAAGATTTTTCCTGTATGGGAAGTCTATTTGACATATGGGAAGTAGAAGATAAAAAAAGTTGCTTGTATTTTATAAAGCATATTGAAGCAAGAAATACAAATAAAGTAAATAAATCTCAAGAACGAAAACGAAAAGCTTCCGAAAGTAAAGCTAAAGCTGGTGGAAAATCAGGAATTAACGTACAAGGCTAATGGCAAAAAAAGACGAAATAAAGATAAAGATTAATATCGACGGCAAAGATATTGAACTTACAAAAAAGCAAGCAAAACAACTAGGCAAAGAACTAGATAAAACAGGTACTTCTGCGCATTCTGCAGATAGACGCTTAAAAGGTGCTGCTCAGACATCTTCAAACACAACTAAAAACTTTTCTAAGATGGCTCAGGGCATTACTGGGGGACTTGTGCCTGCATATGCTACCTTAGCCGCTAATATATTTGCCATTGGAGCAGCTTTTAGATTTTTACAAAGTGCCGCAGACTTTAGAATATTAACACAAGGACAAGCAGAATATGCTCAAAGAACAGGACAGTCTTTATCAATTATGACTCGTCAGCTGCAGGCAGCTACAGATGGTCAGTTAGCTTTTGCAGATGCTGCACAATCAGTAGCAATCGGAACAGCTGCAGGACTTTCAATTAAACAAATTAATCAACTTGGTGTCGTTGCAAAAAACGCTTCCCTCATGTTAGGTCGAGATCTTACAGATTCATTTAATAGATTAGTAAGAGGTGCTGTGAAAGCGGAACCAGAACTATTGGATGAATTAGGTATTATTCTACGACTTGAAACTGCATCTGAAAAATATGCATTATCTATTGGTAAAACTAAAAACCAATTAAATATATTTGAAAAATCTCAAGCAGTTGTAAACGAAGTTCTAGAACAAGGTTTAGAAAAGTTTGGAGGAGTGGAAACTCAAACAAACTCATTAACAAAATTAGCAAAGGCATTTGATGACTTAGTAAATACTATTAAAAGTGCAATTGGACCTATGGCAGAATTTATGGCAGTAGCTCTTTCTCAAAATACTGCTGCAACAGCAGGAGCAGGTTTAATACTTGGTGGTGGTGTGCTTCGAGCAATTACTCCACAAGCAAAAAAACTAGGATCTGACCCTGCCCAAGCTTTACGAGCACAAGAGCAGTTTGGTTCCTTGTACAGTGGTAAGCGTTCTATGCATGACCCAGGCGCTCTAAAAGCTATGGAACGTGATATGGAAAAAGCATATAAAAAAGCTGAAAATGGCAAAATAAAATCCGTATTCAATGTAGAAAGATTTACACGAGCTGAGGCACGACGAACACTGCAAACTTTAAAAGTATTAAAACTTGAAGAAGAAGCAATGAATGCAAATTTCTTTACAAAAATGATTATTGGCGTTAAAGCAACATATGCTACATATCGTATTGAACATGGAGTCACCATGTCATTTATTAAAACAACTGCAGTAATTGCAGGACAAGTAATGAATAAAGCCCTTATGTTAGCTAGTTATGTTGGTATAGCAATCAGTATTATAGGCGTTTTAGGACAATTAATGAATAAATCAGACGACGCAGAGAAAGCATTTAAAGTAGCACAAAAAGAATTTGGTAATTTATTCTCTCAAAATGCAACAGATCTTGAGAATACAATTGAAGGTTTAAAAACTCATAATGCTTTACTAACAAATGCTTTACAAACAGCAAGAGCTTTATCAAATATTGACTATAGTCAATCGCGAGCGGCTTTTGCAGGTGGTCTAGGAGGACTGACATCAGGAGGAATAGCGGATGGTAGTTTTAAAAATAAATTTGATACTTTCCTTGCGGGGCTTCCAGGAGGTTCCAATGAAGGAAACAACACAGGAGGTAGACAACTTAAAGCTACACTCAGTACAGATCAAGTAAAAGGAATGACAGGAATGGTTTCAACTTTAAATTCACAAATGAAACTACTTGTTGCAGGTGGCACTCATCATACTGAATTAGCTGACTTAGCAAAAGGTATCCAATCTGTTGTCGATGTATTTGCACTAGGTAAAGGAGAGCAAGGGGACTTCGATAGTTTCTTACTACTTCTAGATAAATTAGAGAAAGGTACAGGGGCACAAAAGGGAATGAAGGGTTTATCTCAAACCACACAAATAATGGCAAGTTCTGCTCAAGATTTCTCAAAAGCACTCAATTCTTTTAGAGCACCTCAAACACAATTAACTCGTCTAACAACTAATATAAAATCTGTCGGGGATGCAATGGCAGGAGTTGGAAAGGCTTTCAAAACTGGGGAATTTAAAATGAAAGTTGGAGAGGACGGAAAAGGTTCTTTCTTTGATGCAGCAACAACTTCAATGTTGAGCACTTTCTTACCGGGCGATGTCATGGAAAAAATGAAAGTAGAACAACAAGGATTAATAAACGGTCAGAATGTGATGACTGATGAAGCTTTTGCAAAAGCCGGTGGAGACTTTATTGCTACATATGGAGGACTAGTACAAGCCGAAGCCGAGCGACTCCACGGAATAGAAATGGCCATGATTACAGGAAAAATTGGTCTTGAAACGGCACTGCTTGATAGAACAATGGGTCAATCAAAATTAAGAGCAGGACAATTAGTAAAAGAAGGCAAAGTATTAGAACTTCAAAGACAACAAGGCGATGCTTTAACTCTAATCCGAGAATTAGAAAGAAAAGGTTTGACAAAAGAGGACGCCCAAGTAAAATTAGAAACAGAAAAACTAAACAATATAAATGCTAAAATACGAAAAGCAAAAATGGAAGCAAGCGCTTTACACCAAGTACAGCAAGCTTTCCGAGATTCTTTTGAATCAAGTATGGCAACAGCTTTCCAAAGTATTATAGAGGGTACTTCAAACATGAAAGACGCTTTCTTAAGTATGACAAAATCAATACTATCAGCAATGGCACAAGTACTTGCTCAACAAGCAGCAATTGCAATCATGGGGTCTATACCTTTCTTTCCCGGACTTGGACCAACAGGTAGAGATGGAGGCATAATGAAGTCTCCCGGGTATCGTTCCTTTAGCGGCGGCGGAGTAGCAAGTGGACCAGACTCTGGGTATGCAGCAACACTTCACGGAACAGAAGCAGTCGTACCACTTCCAAACGGAAACAGTATACCAGTAGAAATGTCTGGAGGCTCAGGTGTAAACAATGTTAGTGTAAATGTAAATATGACAACAGGAGAATCTTCTAGCACAGGAGACGGAGACGAAGCTTATGCCATGGGAAGAGCAATATCAACAGCAGTAACAAACGAAATATCAAAACAACAACGACCAGGCGGCTTATTAAGCCCTTATTAATAGATCATGGCATTTGGAATATATAAAGCAGACAACGGAAATATAACAGGATTCTCTGCACCTGTACAGCCCGATAAAGGACTTGGCAGATCAACTGAGCCAAGACTATTAATTGCACCTTTTGGCGATGGGTATGAGCAACGAATTGCTGACGGAATTAATATCTTACAACAGAATATTAACGTTTCTTTTTCAACAAGACCAAAAGCAGAAATAGATGATCTTGTTGCTTTTTTTGAAAGTCTTGGAGGAATCAGTAGATTTAAATTTAACTTAGAAGATAGTAATGCTGGATCAAATACTGAAACAATATTTTGTGTTTGCTCATCCTGGAATCAAACATGGGCATTTGATAATTTTTATAATTTAACAGCAACTTTTAGGAGAGTGTACGAATCATGACACTAGTAAGTGATTTTCAAAAACAAACTCCAGGTTCTGAACTTGTTGAACTTTTTGAAATAGAAAAACCCGATGGAACTTTTGCATACTTTACAAAAGGTGAAGATTCTGATGGTTCTTCTTTGCAAATATATGATTATAGTGCAAATAGTACTTTAAGAACATATGCTCCGTGCCCAATTACAATGGACGGCTTTGATATAAAAGTAACAGGAGCCATGGCAAGACCTGTTTTTAATGTTGCAATCCTTGATAATACTTTTTCAACTGCGGTAGGGACAACAGATTATGACAAATTATTAGGTAAAAAAGTTATAAGAAGATTAACATTAAAAAGATACTTACAAGGAGAAGCTTCTGACCCAGGCTCAGGAAATACTCCAGTTGAATTTACACGACAAGTTTGGACTATTTCAAAAATAAATGCAAGAGATGCAATTGTTGTCTCTTATGAACTAACAGCACCTTTTGACTTACAGGGAATACAAATACCAGCAAGAGAAATAGTTTCTAATGCATGTCCTTGGGAATATACAGGAGCAAGCCCAGATTTAGCTGAACACACAAAATGTGGTGGATGTAGTTGGGATCGACAAGGTAAATTTACTCGTCAAAATTATACTAATACAGGAACCGCAGCAAATGGAGTAGAGCATACAGTGTATGTTACTGTAGATAATGAATATATTGTACCAGCAAGTGGAAGTTTTACAAACTATACAGCAGCAGCAGGATCAACTAGTTTTGCATTAGGAGCTTATATAAAAACAACAGGAACAGCTGTCAAAGTAAACCCAAATGGTTCTCTAACAGCAGGAACCTCTATATTAGAATATTGGATAGTAAATACTGCAGGAACAAAAACAGCACTAGGAACACCTGCGGATACAAACGCAAAATTTGATAGAGTAAGAGTACACCAAGGGGCATACTCAGCAAGTACAACTTATAATGCTTTTACAGATGATAAATTAAATGATATTGTTACTTTTGCAAGCAGCGGGTTAACACATACTTGGAAAACAAAAGGCACTCATGCAGGAAATACTCCTGGCTTTAGTGATTTTTGGAAAAGAGCAGATGAATGTGGAAAAACACTAAAATCTTGTGGAAAACGATTTGGATTTTCACCTGCAGATGCAACAGCAGCAACCTCAAGAGCAACAGCAGGAATCAATACTACAGCAACATTACCATTTGGAGCCTTTCCAGGTTCAAAGAACTTTAAGTGAAATTTCTCGATGAAATATTTGCTCAGGCAGCTGCCGAGGCACCTCGTGAAATGTGTGGACTTATTGTTGAGGAAAATAACGAAGAAAAATATATTCCTTGTGAGAATATATCCACAGAAGAAAATCAATTTGAAATTGACGGAAAGGTTTTAGGCAAGTATCAGTTAATTTCTAAAATAAAATATATAGTCCATAGTCACTATATGCAAAATTGTCATCCAAGCAAGCATGATAAAGACATGGCAAAAGCATTACTGATACCATATTTAATCGTATCATACCCAGATAAAGGAGTAGAAATATATGACCCACGTTAAACTAATGGGAGAACTCGGAGAAAAGTTTGGAACAGACTGGCATATGGCTACGTCTAGCTTTCGCGATATATTTAAACTCATAGATTGTCAGACAAAAGGATTTAAAGAGTATATTCGAGAAAAAGCAGAAGAAGGAATTGATTTTGATATATTAAATGGAGATCAACTTCTCGAAGATGGATTTTCAGTCATGCTTGAAAATCCAAAAGATATTGTTGTGATAACACCAAAAGCAGCCGGAGCAGGAATTGGCGATGCGCTAAAAATAATAGCAGGAGCACTGTTAATATGGTATGGTCCTAGCTTCTTAAAGGGTTTTGATGCTTTGGTAGAAGGAGGAGCAACTCAAGTCACAACTAACTTAAAAACAGGAGAATCGATAGCGATAGCAAAAGCAGGGGG